TAGGTTTATCAGATTTATTTTTAAAAAAGTCATTCCAAGCCATAAATTAATAGTTTAACCGACCTCTCAATATCGTTGTGCGGCCGTTATAGCGGTTAATATACATTTGTAGCTGAGTTTCTAAAGCCTGTATTCCTTTGATTATTTGATCTAAAGATCTAAATTCTGTGCTAATTTTCATCTGCCCATCATCTAAAGTATAAGAAGCTGTTCCAGAATCATCGATTGCATCAATCATTTTAGCATACATGGAGTCAATCAAAAGCTGTAAGGCGTCAATCTTTGCCCTGTTGCTTTCTCTTGATGTTATGTATTCAGATAAGGTGTAAACTACTATTCCCATAAAAGCAAATATAATAAAAAAAAGCTATTGAGGTTAACAATAGCTTTTTTTTTAATTTTATAGATTTCTTACTTTCGCAAACCCGGATTAATATGTATAAGATATAACTTTGAATTGATTGCTTGTAAGTTTTTTATATATAAAATTTTCTTGCTGTTATTTAATCGTTTATTTAGCAAGATTTCATTTTCAGAATTTATTTCAAACTTTATTAATTGCGTTTTTTGCGTCGGGTGCAATTGGTCGAGTCCAAAGGATTCTAAAATTTTTACATCAAAATTAAAATCGGCAAAGTTTTCAAAAGTAGCATCCTGAGACGCTTGTTTTTCAAAGTCTACAACTTCAATTTTCAATTCTTTTGTTTCGTCATTTAAGGCGAAAACGGCGGGCGATAGCATAAAGCAAATGACCAGCAAAAGCATAAATTTAAGATTTTTCATTCTTACGGGTTTAATTAATAATTAATATTTAGATTGCTAATATAGTACAAAATTTGTTAACTATGGTTTTTTATTTATTACCTCTCCTTTTTTGTTAAACTTTAAGCCGTGCAAAGGACAGGTTTTTACCCCATCTTTGTCAGCTTTTACTTGGCTCAAATCATATCCCCTATGAGGACATTTTCCTTTATGAATACATTTATTTTTTAGTTTTGACTTTTCGATTAAAGAAACATCCGTAATGCCTGTAAAATCTTCATTTAAAACTGGTAATAAATGATATTCTAAATCTCCAAAATCTTTCTCAGGTCTCAATTCAGTTGCAAATGTGTGCAAAGAATGAGAATTTATGACCGTTGGAAAATTACCGTCGTTTTTATGATTTATAAATCTGTAATCTAAATGAAAATGACTTTCTTTTTGACCATTCTCAACATCGTTATGAGGATGATTAATAATCGGTAATACAAAAATCTTAATATTTTTTTTAGTTTTTATATCTAACCAAATATTTTGTTCATCTTCTAATTCTCTTTTTACCAAACAAGGCACTAAAAATATTTCTCCCTTTATTAATGGCCGTTGCGCTTCTTCAACTTTCATAGTTTATTTTTATTACAAAGATAAACTATGAAGAAACTTCACAAACTACTATTAACAAAACTTTAAGATTTAAGCTTATTCTTATTATTCTCCAACAAATTCCACAAAGCTGGCCCAATCTAAATGCCTAAATTTTGAAGGATTGCTTCTCTTTATTAAATCCATGTAGATGTAAGGAGCAGCGATATTGTATATCTCAACGTCCCAGAAGTGATTCTCAATCATTGTAGTTTTTTTATCCCACTTGTATCCTACAACTTGACCGTTCTCTTTTATCTCCTTTCTTTGCTCGCTTTCAAAATGTTTAAAATAATCCTTAAAACTATATTTACCATCCCTGGGAGTTGGAAAATTCATAAACCCTGGAGGCTGTGTTCCATCATCCGTTTTTCTGAGCTTCATATAACTAGCTAGCTCATCTTTTAACTGATCGACCTCAGCTATATATAATTTAGGATTTTCTCGACTCCTCTTAACTGCTGGCGTATCTTTTGACTCAGATCTAAACTTTTTATCCGACCTTCCTTTTATTCCATATACAGGGTTATTTCCGTCAAACATATTAATAAATTGGTCTGCATACCTCGTAAAATGGCCTGTATCGATTATTGAAATGCTAATAATATATTCAGTTCCGCTTTGCCCAATAAAATCGCTTTTTATTATTTTATCCAAAATAGGCCATACGCTGTTTTTCTGACCATGCATGTAAGTGTATTTTTTTCTCTCATGATCTTTTTCAATTTCCTTTTTTGATTTTGTATGTTTACGCTTAAAAGTTCCAATGGCTCCTTGATCGATTGAATATTTTACACCATTTGCAGCATATGCGGAAATTGCCCAATCGATTCTTACATCTTCAATATCTTCATCGGTATTCATAATTCCTCCAAGGTCAGCAGCAAGAGATATAAAAACAATTTCGCCGTTTCCGTCCTCCTTTGATAGCTCATCTGGTATTATTCCAATATCATAGGTTCCCGTATTTTTCATTAATTGCATGATCTTTGGAGCCTCGCCACGTTCCTCAAATGGTAAACCTAGCCGAACATTGTAAAACGCTTTTAACATGTCAACGTTTACGGGTTTTTTTGGCGGGCATGCTTCCAAAAATTCTTTTACAAGATCTTGCCAGCTAAAAAAGCCAGGAGGTATTATAAGCGAATTAATATAATAGCTTTTATAATTTTCCTCTATTGCTTGAGCCGTTGCAATCCATTTGCCGCTTCTGTTTAATTTGTCTTTTGATTTTTGGCTAACCTTATGGCCACAGTGTGGACATTTATATCTTACGCTATTTTTTATTAGTTTATTGTTTTCGTCAGTTTCCCAGACTATTCCAGCGCGTTTGTTGTTAGGTAAATTAATTTGAAAATCCGTAGGCATCCAACCATCGCATTTTTCGCAAAGCCAATGCCATTTTCTCTGGTCCCCTTGCATGTAAGATTCATAAACGTTTGACGATTGGGTTTCTGTAGGCGTGGAAATAACATACATTTTCGCTAAATTACCATAGGAGGTTTGACGCGCTTCAACTAGCTTTCTAATGCTTCCCTCTTTTTTATCACTTTTTGGAGCAGCATCAAAGTCATCCATGAGAACAGTCTTAACACTGAAAAATCTAAACTTACTAGCGTTATTGGTTCCCTCAATAATTGCGGATCCGCCAGCAAATTCCTTTGATAAATCCGTGTCTCCAGATCGTTGACCCTTCGCTCTTATAGTGTTGGGCCTAATTAGATGCTTTAAATTACTAGCCTGCATAATATTATCAAACCGCTCCCGAATTGTTTTCTTTGCCAAATCCTTATCTCCAGCAGTAAATAAAAAATTATCTGGATTTTCAGAAATTATGTAAGCCATACCAGGAACCACCAAACCTTGAGTAATTCCAGATTGAGCGGATTTCATAACCGCCACCATTTTAGTTGGATCGCTCGGGTGTAAAGTATCTACAATTTCCCGACAATATGGCGATAGATCGTAACTCATACGGCCGTTAAATCTGGAAACCTCTTTTGGTAAAAAAATATTATCCTCAATCCATTGGCTCGGAATCTCTTTTACAGATTTATAACTGTATAGTTTTTCTTGAAAACTATTTACTTTGTCCCTCCATTGTTCTGCTATCATTTTTTAAAACATTTTTAATTGTTGTTGATGTTGGAATAATCTCTTGTTTCCATCGTTAAAATAGTCTGTGTCAAGTTCACAAGTTACTAAATCAAAGCCTAAATTATGACATGCTATATCTAAACTTGCCGAGCCTCTATGAGTGTCTAGTATCTTGTCTCCTTCTTTTGCGTAGTTCATTAATTGCCATTCGTAAAGTTTAACAGGTTTTTGCGTTGGGTGAATTTTACCACCATCATCTCTATTCATTTCTTGAACTCTTTTGTTATTAAATATCCTAGCCACTCTATCAAAAGAGCACCAAGCAAGCTCACAGTCTGCGAAATTTCTATCAGGATTTAATTTATCCCAAATAATAAAAGACCTCGTGCTTCCTAAGTAATTTAAAAAATAATTACCGCCCCATATTATTTGGTTTTTAGAAACCCTCATTAATTCTTTAAAATAAATTTCATTAGGAACTGAAGAGTCCCATCCTGTTTTTTTATCTTTAAACATCTTACGACTTGCTCTATTAGTTCCGTGCTCTGCGTTTATACCATAAGGAGGATCAACAATAGCCAAATCAAAGTAATCATCTGGATAACGTGCCATCATTAACATATTATCTTCGTTTGTTGCTGTTATCATAGTTTCTTAGTTTTTAA